CCTCTGAAGGGTCTGCGGCGCTACCCGCTATATTTGCTGGTATTCTTAATTCGTCTTGACCTTCAATGGGCTCATAACCAAGCTGTGATCTAGCTTCATTTGGGCTAAGTATTCCTGCATTTACGAGAGATTGATAGTATTGTGCCTGATCTCTTAGTTCTGGTTGAAGTGCAGGAGTCCCAGTTACATCTTCTCGAATAACAAATCCAAAGTATCTGCTAAATGCAAAATTCATTTTGCGAACTATCGGAAGAACAGTTTCCAAATAGTATAAGCGCATATTGGGACGAATATTAGCATTGTTTCCTGAATCCAATAAGATGGGAGGAACCCCAATAGCTTTAAGTATAATCTTTTCATTTTCAGTGATTGCATTGGTAAAGTCAAGCTCTTTAAAGTTTACATTTGAAATCTTGTCAACTTCTATGCCACCATCTAAAATAAGAGGTCTTCGACCTCCAGAGTCTGGTCTATAACGAATAGCCCAAGACTGTAGCATTCTTTCTTTGATCTTTTCTGACAGAGTGTTTGGCGACTTGAGTACAAGACCTGGAACAGCTCCATTCTTAAAAAAGTTGTCTTGAAAAGACCGCATATTTGCCATTAGTTCCATAGTACGAACTGCTGGCTTTAATCTTGAAACTCCTCGATAAATATCGTGAAAAGAGTTTTCTTTTATATGTATTACTTCATCTGGCCCATAATCTATATCGTTATAAGTATATTTTTCAATATAAGTTTTACTGTCTGCGTGAATTGTTACGTTATCGGCAGGTAGGTGATATAGATGTGCGCCATCAAAGTATACAAAAATATTACCATCAAGAAGATAGTCTGTAATAAGGTTTCGCTTAAAAGTGCTAATATCCTGAAACAGGTTTGGCTCTGTGTTTAACAGAGTAGATACTTTTGCTCTTTTTACTCCTTTTACAACTCCAGAAAAGCCTTCCTGAGTTACTTCTAGTGGAATTTCGGCAGTATCATCAACTACAATATTTACAGCACGGTTTACGATTTCAAGAGTTTCATAATACTTTTCGTAACGTGTTGTAAATTCTCTGGAAGACTGCTTATCGGAACCCAAGTATTGTTGGATAGGATTCAGCTTCTCTTCGACTTCTTGAGGCTGCTGTCTGCCCAAGATTCTGTCATACCACGCCATATTTTTCTCTTTGAATCTCTACCCAGCGCATCTGTTTTTGCGCTGTTGAAAGTTCTGGGTTCCTACCATAAATTGAATGTAGTTGCAGATGATGATCATGACAGAGAGTAACTGTGTGATCATAAAGCTCTGCATGCATCTCTTTTATAAACTCATCTCTCCAGATAATTGTGTACTCATCTGTGTAGTGGTCTGGTCTTATTTTTCTTTTTTCTCTTAACCACTTCGAGAGTAGTGGACTTAAACTATAAAAGTGATGAAAGTCTAATTCTGTATTCTTTCCGCATATTTCGCAGAATTTTCCTTTTTTATATAGTGATTTTGCCTTGTCTCGTATATATTTTACTTTATCTCGTTTTAAGTCCATTTCTAATACCAAAATTATATCTAACTTCACATTTTATGTCAAACACTATTTTTCTCATGTATTACTAGAATCCTGTGTGTGAGACTTCGAATGAATATAGCGCATATCGTAATGCATCCGCCATGTGCGAAGCTCTGTCGTGTTTGGGTTTTTCTTTTGCGAGATTTGGATTTGGATCCCACTGATATCCGTCAAGAGCTTTAAGAACTTCTGAGCACTTTCCATCTACAACCAGGTTATCATTGTCTACTATTCCTCCAACATGAGAGATTCCGTCAAGTACAGACTTCTTCGCATTTACAGTGGAAATACTGTAGTTTTGTGCAAAGTCAAATCGAGTCTGCTGTGCAGCGGAGTCTATGTAGATATAGTCAATATCCCATTTTTCGATACGTTTTTGAATTTCTAGTGCATGGCCGTCTGTTGTACGTTCTGCATCTAAATATTCATCGAGTACGTAAAACTTTGCCTCTGACCAGCAGTATGCTATAACTACAAAAGCCGTGGGATCTCGAAAACCAACGTCCAACCCCGCGAGTACATCCATCTTTTTAGTTTCTAATTCTGATAAATCTGCAACACACTTTTCTGAATTAAAAGCCCAGATTTGACCTTCGTAGGTATTGAAATCCGCTTCGTACTCTTGTCTAAATTCTGCTTCGCTCATGGACTTACGTGCTTCGTCAATATCTGCCTGAGACATCCGGGGGTTGTCGAGATATGTTGCACGAATACTTATCCATTCTGGATATTCTGGATTAAAACCTCTTTCAAAAAACTTAGCAAACCAGTTAGTCTTTCCACGAGGAGTCGAGATGAAAAGTGCTTTGGAATTTTCTTTGTCAAGAGTCGGTCTTAACGAAACGTTAAATGCTTCTTCTCCTTCAGAGGTAAGCGCAGCCTCATCGAATATAATTAAGTCGTAGGAACGACCAACACAAGAGTCTACTTGATTGACAGAACCCATACGAATTGTAGAACCGTTAGTGAGTTCAATAACTTTGTCTTTTGCGTTGTCTCTTCGTACTTCTAGGTCAAAATGTTTTATAAGATTTCTTTGCAGATCAAAAGAAATCTGAGACAAGGAATAATTTGGGGACATTATAAGAATGTTTGAGTTTGGTACCAGAGAGACTAATTGACCTATTATATTTGCTATATATGTCTTACCCTGGCGTCTTGATATTGCTGCATTAATAAAACGATATTTAGGATTATTAATCGCATTTATAATCGCTACCTGTGAAGGTAACGGCGTTATGCCGAGCAAATCCAAATAAGGACTTACTGGTAACTTGAGAAATCTTGTCTCAGAGTTTAATTCGAACAAAGCTTCCGTGCTTATATCCTGTCTACTTACCTGTACTGTCAATTAAGTACCTCCTGCTTGTAAAGCTCCTAACACTATAAAAATTCCAATCATGCTTACTATCATAACTCCTGTTACTATGGTTCCATCTACTAAAAGTTGTTTGTTTTGAGCTTTTCGTCTGGCTGCTGCGAGTCGCGCATTTCTAATATTTCTTCGTTGTCGCATCATGTCAAAATATAATGCGTCATTTCCTGTCCAAACCATTAAGTCTTTCAGGTCTTTTTCCATTTTCTCCATTCGAGAACGAGCCATTGCGATTTCAAGTGCTTGAGCTTCTACACTTTTTCCTGCGAAGAGTTTGGACATTTTTGGAGCATTTTGATTTAGTACATCTGCTTCTGAAACACTTTCAGTCGCTTCAAAGAATTTCATAAAGTAGCCATACATATCTTCAGCTTCCTTTCCCGCTTCAACCATTTTTTTGACTCCACGAAATGCTGTAGTTGCTATACTCATTGCAGTTGCTATCTCTATCATCTCTTCTAAGTATAGATGGTAACATTTTCACTGTCCACCATCTCCGGTACGCAATACGCATACACGTTCGGCCCTAAACTGTAACTTCTTCTCTGACTACTTATTCGAGATGCAAAGTATTTACATCTGTCAATGCTATACCAATATGTTGTTCGACCTCCGTCTACTTCTCCGTCTAAAACTACCATCAAGGCAAATACGAGTATCATTTATCACTCTTTTTTACCCGTCCCTGCGTAAAGTCCAAACCAGGCTGCACCAGCACCCACGATTACTGAAATAAGACCTGCCTGTTCCATGGTAGGTTCTGGAAGTGCCATAAACCACATTGCACTTTTGTATAAAAGATAAATATAAGTTGTAATAAAAATACGAGGAAAAATTCTCCAAGAATCAATCATACTCGACAAGTCAAGCCATTTTTGATATGGGTGTGGAGGAGCTGCAGGTTCTTCTGGTGCAGGGGCTGCTCCCAACTGATCTTCGAGTTCATCAATTCTATCAAGAAGAGCATTGTATTTGTCTAAATCTACTTGTACTTCATTTCGAGTATAATCATCCACTATTAATCCACCTTATTGTTAAGTCTATCTATAGACTCTTTATTGGCTGCTATTTTAGTATCCTGTAGAGAATCGTAAAGCTTTTGAGCTCTCTCTTCTTTTGAGTCTCTGTGTACTTCAGCGTCAATAATTTTTTCAAGTTTCAAAAAAGGAATTCGCTCGTTAGGAACGAATCTCCAGGTATATCCTCTTTCTGTATAAACACCAAAAACTGTTTCGGTAATTCCAATCTTTACGATGAGAGCTTCCTGACCATCAAGAATAACTTTTTGACCTTCATGAAACGCTCCGTTCATCTTAAATTTCATACCCTTTGCAAAGCTTTGAATAATGTCTTTTATCCAAAGTCCCACAACTCCAACAAAAAATAGTGCTGCAAAAGGTTGCAGTATTATCCATATGTTGAACAGTTCTTGATCAAATGTTGGCATTACTTCACCAATATTAAATCAAAGTTTACTATACAGTCACTATTTGCTGCGCTAGTAGTTGCTCTAAAATCAATATCAGTTTTTTCTTCAAATCGCAAAGGAATTGGAAAATTGTGAGTATTTGTACTCTGATAAGACTTCATTTCGTTCTTAATTTGAAAAGCTCCTCCAAGCTCT